GCTTAGTTCTGTAACCTCGTTGTCAATTTCGGGCAAATTAGCAATAAAACTAGCATCGAGGGTGGCGTTTTCGTCAACAGGCTTTATCTCCGTGCCTACCTGTTGGAACATGGAATCGCCTTTAATCCCTTTAGTCCCTGCTAAAATCTCAACATCAACCTTTAAAGGCTCGGCAAAAGCAACCTCAACAGCAATGTCATTGCCTGAGAAAACCGCCTCAACATTTAACCCACTATTTATGCTTACATCTACATTCATAATTTTTCAAGGTTCTTGAGCGTGTTATCAATTACTTCAGGGGTAATCTCAGAACGTCCAGAGGCATAATTCTCATCATCAATAAATGCCTTTATCTCAATGTCAATGCCGACAGTGTTTGCTTTTATTGTCATTTCGGGGGTTAATTTACCCGTGTAATTATCTCCACTTTTTATCAAAGTTTGATAACCTTCACGGGCTGGAAAAGAGAATTTTCCCACCACTTTACGGCTAACTTTCTCAACTATATGGGCTGCCATTTGTTCCGTTGTACCCGTCCAATTAAATGATATACTGCCTTTGTCTCCTGCGAATAAGTTCATAATCCGATTGTTCTAAATGTTGGGTTTCGCTTTTTTCTAGTACATCTCCATAATGGGATGTTTGCTGAATTTCTGTTAAGGTAATCGATACACTCTAATTTCAAAGCCTCTGCTAAAGCCGTATCATCGCTTGAAAGTCGCTGCCTTGTTTTGTCGCTTATTGGTTCGCTGAAATCACTCTGCTTGTGAACTACTCCCGTTGCGGTGTGGTGTATGCCATCCCTTTTCGTGTAACGGGCAAAAGCGTATAAGCACAAACAAGCCTTTAACCCTTGCAAATAAATAGTTTCTTCTCCGCATTTATACGCTCCACCATTTAGTAGCGTATCATATTTTGCACTTATATTATTATCGTCAATTTCTTGTGCAATATCATAAAACAATGCCATGCCTAAGAACCTTTGAATATCGAATATCATCGCTTCCGCAACTGACTGATCCAATAAATGTTCATTCTGTATGCTTGCGGCCATGTATCGAAACTGCCCAAAATCTGCCTTAACTACCCAGTTCTTCATTGCTTGCTTGTTTTATATATTCAAGTGGTTTAATCGAATAATCGTTAAAGTCAACAGGTAATAATTTAAGCAATTTTATAAAAACCCCTTCAATTATCTGCCTATCGCTTTCAATTATCGAATTATAAAAGTCGTATGCGTTCTTTATTAACTCTGCACCAAAGCCAGCACCAACGTCAACACCTCGAAGTATTGGCGGTTGCATAAATAATCTACCGATATTATCCTGTATATACTTTGACGTTGAATCGAACATCTTATCAAAGTTCTGAATGTTGAACGGTACAAATTTAGGCTCCTCCTCATCAAACTGAGTTTCAACAAGTATCATTTTAGCGGCTCTTTCGTCGCCCTGCCAGTTGTTAATCTCGTTCGCCAAATCGCCCTCATCGTCTAGCTCCTCATTATTCGGGTCGGTTGATTCCGCTCGGCTCTTTTTAACGATCATTCCAGCAGGGAGAAAGTTATAGCGAGCATTCCTATGTAGAACTGTTGATATACTATCTTCCGTTGCCATATCGGTAACAATCGAATCAGCAGGGCTTAATGGATAAACCAAATCACCGTCATAAGAGAAGTATAAAACCTGACCGCTATAATTAGCAATATCACCACCCGCAGCCATTATCTGCTCCTGAATTACCACGGGGTTAGGATTAAAAATAGGGTAACGCTTAACGTCCTCTCTTTTAAATCGGTTCAGTTTATTGCGATTATTCCAGTTGGGATGTACCGCAATTTGTCCGTCAGAATTACCATCTTTATCAATACTAATTCTGCAATGCTCGAAAGGGATTATCTGAATCTCCTCAATCGTCAATAAGCCGTTGTAGTTAATATGCAATGCGACCCCACCAAACTGAGGGTAATCATCGACAGCCTTCCTTAGTAAATGGTTAAGCGTTTCGCCTTTCCTGTTTATGATGTAATTCCCCAAAGAAACATCGCAAAACCCAGCCCCATAAATAAAACGCCTTGCAGTATTTAAGCATCCCTTACCCGTAGAGGAGGAGTTAAATATATCAATTATCTTATCTGGGTAATCATTTTGCTCACCGTATGAGGCTACGTTTAGCGACCTCATGTTCACGTCATCCTTACGGGTTTGCGTTCTGAGTTTTGCAACTTTCATTTACTTGTGTTTTTTAACAGGTTTCTTTTTGGCGGGGTAAGCCTCTTCATCTTCGAGGTGAACAACTTCTGGTTTATCTTCAATAACCTCGTCAATAATATTAGTTACTGCTTTGCCTTTTGCCTTATTCTTAAATTCGTTAGGGATATAATCAAATAACTTAGCATCTTCTGGATGTTCGGTTAAGTGAGCGATAGCCCCTTCGTTGGTCAAGTTGTCATACGTGTACTTATATGGCTTACCAAACGAGGTCAAGACAACACCTCTTTTAAGTTTAAATTTACATTCATTCATATTCTTTAGTTTTTTTAAAATCATGAAAATTGCGTCAATTAGTTGGCAGTTGCAAAGGTTGTATCTCTTACCAAATACTTTTTGGTAAGAGGCCACGATAAACACTTCTTGTTCTTTCGTGGCCTTCCCCTTGCTAACCAAACTCGCTATCTCACGGAGTTTGCTTTCCATCTCTTATCCAGCAAATGCCTGGAATGCTGCTTCCGTTGCGGCTAGTGTAGATTTGAAGAACGTGTAAGGTGGATATGGCTCCTTGTTTTCCTCATCACATGCTGCTTGCATGACCCATGCCCCCATAGTTTCTGAATCATTCAAGTCCCTAGTTGCCTCTGAAATTTCCAAGCCTAGTTCCCATCCGTAAACTTCAAATACACTCGTACCGTCAACAGTTGAGTTTTTATTGCGATACCTGTTTTTTGCAAGTATCACGAAACGGCTGTCAACTGCATCTACAACAAACTGCTTAACCTCTGGGTTGTTGTCGAATACCCTAAATAAGAAGTTGTGGTCCCAACCGCTAATAAAGCGTTTTTTTGCGAGCGCCACGTTTGCCTCATTAGAAAAATTGTACCCTTCGATTTTAAACCCAGTTAATGCTGGGGATGCCGTTTTCAAAACGATGTCGGATAGCATCATTTTGTTGGTGGCATCGAAGGTGCTCGCATCGAAATCAATGTCCTCATGGTTAATGAGAATTATCTCATCATGTAAACCAGATACAAGTTTATCGAGGCAATTATGTACTATCCCTTTCGTTATTTTTCCGCATATACTCATAGTTTTTACCTCCTTCTATTAAACACCGTATTGAACAAGATTGTCCTCAATTACCTTAACATCAATTGCATCAGTAGCCTCAATGTAGGTGTACTTCGTAACCTTATCGTGATATACGTCAAAATTGTCAAGCAGGTCTTGCCCTTCCATCCCAATCATAAGATTACTTTTGGTTGTGTACACGATCCTGTGAGGTAGATTCCACTTAGTACCATTACTTTGGTAAGCACGAATAAACTCATCCCACCACTCAACAATGAAAATCTTAATACCATCAAGCGAAATCATATTAAGCCCTTTGATTGCGTAATCAATATTAAATGGTAAGCCTTTATCTTGTAAGTACCTCATTGCTTTACGCCCAACCGAACCAGTACATATAATCATTTGGTCGGGGTGCGCTCTCAAAGCAGGTGTAGCACCGTCAATAACTGCTTGAATCGCTTTATAAGCCAACTCATTAGTTAATGTAGAATCCTGTAAAGCAAATGTAGCCTGACCATTTGCTGCGATAGTTGTTCCTCTTGCAGCGGTATTGGTTACAATGGTAGCTAGTTGCTCAAAAAACCCGTCAAACAGATTAAAATAACTTGTATCAGTGCCAGCTGTTAAAACCCCAGCAGGGGAATCGATCGTGGTTGCCGCATTTTTATTGTTAAACCAAGCCATCCTAAAGATATTTCTAGCCAAATCAGGCTCTAAAATACTTAATAAGAATGTCATGTAATCGGTATTCGTTAAATCGTAAACATCGTTCTGTAGTTTACGGGATAACCTACCCATCGTACTATCTAGATCAGCCCAGCATTCCCTTAAAAGAACTTCAAAACGCTTAGGCTCCCATTTCTTTGCCTGCGTTGCTAGCAACTTCGTGTCGGGGGTTCTTGTTCCGCAACCCTGTGCAGCCTTACCCAGTAAACCGAACGTCCCAGCGACCAAGCCAATAGCCTTATCGTTTTTAATCCCAGTTTCAAAAGTATGAATCGCTGAAATTTCAGGGGTTTCGGTGATTTTCTTTACAATTAACTCATTATACTGACGAAGTTCATCGGCAGTAAATAGAAAGTTTGCATGATTAATTAGTGATGCCATACTATTTACCCTCCTTTAATTTTTTTAAATTTTCTTCAACTTTGCTCATATCAACAGCCGTACTTTTAGCGGTTGATTTAAAACTCTGCTGCCTACCCACAATCGAAACTGTTGATTTAAGTCCTTTCAAACTGGCAACAAGTTCAATAGCCTCGGCTTTCTTCGCCACTAAATCCTCTTGCATGGCGACTGTGGCTGCATCCTTTTCGGCTAATTGCGCTTTCAAATCGGCAATTTCCTGCTTTAGCTCCTCGATTTCGCCTGGTGCTTCCGCTGGTGTGATTGATTCAATCTTACCCTCAGCGATAACCACTGTTGAACCATCTTCGAGTACATAAGTACCATCGGGACTAGCCTCGTCCCCAACTTGTATCTCTCCTTCTTCACGGACAACGTTAAACGGGTTGCCGTTTACGTCTGTTAAGTCCATAGCCTTTGGAGAAATACGACTAAAACTGTTTACAAACTTTTCAAGCTTGCTAAGCAGCCCGTCAAATTTCTTTACGTCTTCCGTCATTTTCTCATTTTTTTTGTTATTAAAATTAAAATAAGCAACCGCCTTAAGTGGCTGTTGTATCTTGGTCGCAAAACCTAAATCAACCATATCTTGTGCGGATAACATGGTTTCTTTATCCATGAAATCCCTTAGTTTGCTTTTATCATATTTTGTGTGTTCAGAATAGAAGTTTAATATTTTCTCTTCTTCCTGCTTTAACATTTCGGTAAGCGTTGATAGTTCTTTGCTGTCGTAAGAATCTGCCAAAGTGTCAGGAGGTATGAATGGCATGTGAATCAACCCGGTTGCATTCTCTAACATTATGCGTTCATCCCCTGCAAGAAATACCACAGTAGCAATAGAGTAGATTTTACCCTCCCCAATAGTTGTAACAGGTTTACCGCAATTTTTCAAGAGGTCGTAGATCAAAAAGCCCTCTTGGACTGAGCCCCCTCTTGAATTTATGCGAACGGTTATATCTTTTGCATCCTTATTTTTTTCTAAAAAGTTAGCCACATCAATGGAGCTAAACCCTCCCATTTCGGTCTTGTTCTCATTATTAACAATGTCGCCATACATTAGCAGTGTTGCCATATCTAGTATTTTTACCAAATATAACGTTTTTCCCCTTTATTTAGACTAAATACAAAGTGCGATTATTTTGCAGTGGGTTGGATTATTTTGTATATTTTGGGACTGATAACTAACATAAATAGATATGCTTTGTAGTGAAAATTGTCCAAGAGGCACAAAATGCCAACCTATTAGCAATGTTATTGCAACTGATGACACATCATTTGTTTGCGTTGGTTTGCATAATGAAGAAAAGGAAGTCAAACAAGACATATTTAGGCATTGTTTTAAATCAGATGGGACTGATTCAATGTTTGATTATGACGAATACGATTTGATAAGTGTAATATCTGTAATGACGGAGGCTTTACTTTTAAATATTTTAAAAAAATAAACTATGAACAAAACAAAAAGCACAGGCTTTTGTCGGGCTGTTTTTTTTAGCGGCTTTTATTGGATTGTTTTTTAAACGGTACAACTAAACCAATATCCCACTCCCCAACACCTCAACACTACACCCCTCAGCATCAATAGCCCGTACCAATGCAGCCCAATCACGTTTAATCCTTACTGTCTGGCTGTGTAGGTTCGGGTGGTTTGTCATATCTACACCGAACACCCTAATACGGTCAGGCTTGAACATCTTATAAGCCAATGCCGTTGCTACGTAAGGAGAAAAACAACTCTTAGGAATCTCTGGTGTATGCAGGTTTGCCATTACTCGCTCCGTACCTCTTTGTAATTGCATCTTAAAAACCTTTGGCATAAAATTCCACTCAGGTAATTGAGTCATAAATCCAGTGTAATCCGTGTTTGATTTAATCGCGTTCAATCTCGTTTCGGTGAATGCTGATTGCTTATCCAAACAAACAACATAATCTACTTTTTGATATTGCATAATGTCATTTACACCAAAAGACAAATCGCCTTTGCCGTCATAAAGTTTAAGCGATTCGCCAAGCCCTAGAATATTTATCGTCATATCTTATCCCAGCCTTTTAGCCAATTACTGCCTGCTACCTTCCTTGTCGCTCTACCCTCGTGCTTGCATCGGTTGGTAATTTCATAAACGCCAAATACTTCTAATTTATTTTGTATCTCTATCATCGTTCTAATAAATGGTGCTCCATGGTTTATAAATGGCGAGTACATATTGAACACTGAACGTTTGAACATGCAAAAATATGGGTGCAAATAATCAATGCCTTTATCTGAGTTAATGCCGTTTTCATTGGTTGTAACTACCAAACCACAACCATAGTTTTTCTCGTTGGTTAATATAGACCGCATCTCTGGCAATAGTGTTGGGTCAATTAGTTCAGCATCCGAATCCATACATATAACGTAATCTGTGCCGATTAAATCAATGCCTCTATTTAGCCCCAGCCCATGCCCTAAGTTGCAATAGGTATGATATACGTCAACATTACCCATCGCCAACCGATCACATTCTTTGTAAGCATCGTTAGTATGGTCTGAATTATCAATAATCAAAACTCTATCAACGTGCATCCGTACTGATTCAACAGCCCGTGTGATAATGTTGGGCGTGTTATAATTCACTATTACTACTCCTGTTGTTTTCATAGCCCTCTGCTTGGTTTGCCCTGCGTTTGCGTTAATACTTTGTCGATTAGTTTTATCTCAAGTTTTTTTGAAAGGTCTTTAATCACCTTGAAATCTCCGCACGTCCAACCTCCCCAATCAACAGGTAAATGTTTCGAATGAAAAGCAAAACCGATCCCCGAAATATGACCTACTTCTATTTTCCCCCAATAATCACCGTCAGGGACGACAAACCCATTTATACTAACCCTCCACAATAGTAACTGATTGTCGTTATCAATAGAATCTACTATTGTTTGAATAGAACTATCTGAGGTCAGTTTATCGTCATCATCCAAATACATTACCCAGCCGCTTTTCACCCCTTTTGCCAACTCGTTTAAATGTAAGTTGTAAGGCGCGGGACTGCATCCGTAACCGCTTGGCTTTTGCCCCGTCTCCGTTTGCTCCTTTAATTTAACATAAGCAGGGTAGTAATCGCAATCAACAGAACCAACTATATGATTGATGTTTTTATATGTTTGCTCGGTTACCGAGTTTCGGCAAATCTCAAATCTGTTAGGTCGGTTGTGCGTTCGGGTAAGTATGTTTATTAAAATAGGGTTAAACATATTTCGGTAAAAAGTAAATGCCTCGTTATCCGTGTTGGTTTTAAGAAACATTAGACCTTGGTCATGATTGTTGTATAGTTTAAAATCTCCACTATGTCCACTACCTCCGCACTTGCCTATCCCATGCTTAATCCCTATCGGCTTTTTTATATAATCAACTTGAACGCCATTATTTGCCTTCCACAGTTTGAAGTCATAATATGCCTCGTAATCTTCGCAAACATCATATTTAATCCCACGACCTACTGAGGTGCAATAAGCAGAACAATGTTTGGGCGCAACACTCAAGTATTGCCTAGCACCCAAATGATAGTAAACTGTTTCTTTGCATCCCATTAATGCAGGCTTGCCATTCTTTAACCATAAGTCAATCGTCTCTTCTATGTAGGTAACAGGGTAATAATCGTCATCCTCAATGAATATTATAAGGTCAATGCCTCTACTTAGCAGGGATTCAATACCTCGCTTGTATCTTTTTGCAATATCTACCTTGCCATTTGTGTTCTTATAATCCACAAACAGCATTATATCGGGCTGGATAGTCTGGTTTAATATCCTTTTTTTGCAAAAATCAACAAATTTAGGACGATCGCCTAGCGTTGGGGTTAAAGTTGCTATTCTCATATCGCTTTCTCCATTTCAGATATTGCATTAAACCCCCTCCTTATGCTAACGTAATTGTCTTTTGCTGCCAACTCAACCGCTTTAGTCTTACATTCGCCCACTTCGATATAATAAAGGTATCTCGAATAGATTGAGAAGTAATGAATTACCTTATATTTAAGCATATTCGCCTTATTGAGTATTTCAATATCGTCAAAATTCTTATTCAAGTACTCGAATACTGTCATTAGTAGTTTGCTTTTTCTTCGATTATCGCTTTATTGCGTTGCCCTTTCTCAACATCGTCAATTATCGTGTAAACTTTAATGTCTTTTATTGCGTTTACGATGTCGTCACTGCTGTTATTCGCCTGTTGGCTTTTTGAACTACCTAGATTGCTTCCAATTGAGGGTAATGTTGTATTGCTAGATGCAATCGCTCCGCCTGCCCTAGTGGCTACGTAACCGCCTCCGCCCCTTGGTGCTGATGCGCCACCTCCGCCGCTTGACCCTTTTACTTTTACGCTTAGAATCTCTTTTACGTTTTTAAAACCGGTAGCTAAAATCCCTATCATAGCAGCAACCTTGGTAACTGTTGGAATAGTTGGATCAGAAAGAACTTGAGAACCTGCAAGGTAGGTGTTAATCGTTGCTTGAGCAAGAGCAAAACTCTTGCCTAAAGCAGTCTCTTTACCCATTAAGTCTGATAACGAACCCATAGCATTAGATATGGCTTGAGCCTCTTCAATTGCAGCTCTTACCCTAATATCGCTTATCTCTTTTTTTGCATTGGTATAATTCTGTTCGTTAATGAGCATTTGATTCTGGAACTCCTGTTCTGCTATTGCTATTTCACTATTCGATAGTAGTTTGTTGCTTAGTGTCAACGCTCTTTGACTTTCTAAGATTGATTTGATTGATAAGTATTCTTGCTCGGCTGTTAATTTACCAAGCATTAATTTCTCTTCGTGTTTTAATCGCTCAAGTGTTAACTCGTCTTCATTTCTTTTAATCCGATCTGCCTTCCTTTTTTCATAGGCCTCTAGGCTGTTTAGCCTTCTCTGCTCTTCTTGCTCCTCTGCCAATTTAGTATAAGCAAGTTGCTGTGCTTCTAACTCCTTTTGGAAAGCACTCTCTTTTGCGGCTAATTCTTGTTTCTCTTTATTGTCCAAGGCTAAAACAGCCGCATGATATTGAGCCTTCACGAGCAATCGCTCAGTTTTGGTTAACTCTTCATTTGCAATCGAAAGTTCATATTCCTGCTTTAAAACATTCTTTAAAGAATCTATATTATCATTGGCTCTCAACTTCATTAAATCTATAACGGCTCTTTTTTCTTTGTTGGCATAATTTTCCCTGTCTTTTCTCATCTGATTTTCCAACCCAGAAAGAGTTGCGTTTATCTTAACTCGTTTTTTTAACGATGCTTCTTCTAGCTCATATACTTTTGTTTGTGCCTCAATCTCGGCTTCTTTATCTTCTCGCCCAGACTTAGTCAATGCATTCTTTTCAGCAATTATACGCAGGTTCTCTTTTGCCATAGCCAGTTCTTGGTCTGACCTCTGTAACTCGATTGCCATTGCTGCCTTGGCGGCTGCCATTCTCTCCTCATCACTCTTAGCAAGGTCTTTATATACAAGTTCTAGTTTAGTTATTTCCAATTTTGCTTTAGCCGAACTCTGCTCAAACTCTTTCATCTCATCCTTTAACTTCCGTGCCTCCTCTGCTAGTTTTTTTGTTTCCAAATAAACCTCTTTTATACTCTTTGCGCTTTGGTCTGCACCCGAAAAGAAATTTACAAACACATCAACTAGAGCGTCAAATGCTGCTTTTATTGCCTCAACAACAGCCGCCATTTTATCAGTAGTCTCATAATACCTATCTGTAAATGACTTCCATGCTTTGACCAACATAGCAACAGCACCAACAACTACTAATATAATTAACCCAACGGGATTAGATAAAAGTGCTTTCGCTAATGTTTTCAACCCCATTAAAGAGGTTTTAATAAATGAACTGAAACCACCTTGCAGCATTCCAAATGCTTTCGAACCCGTTGTCCCAAATATGTTAAGCCCACCCATAGCCTTTTCAATCGACTGTTGATAAAGACCTACGTTTGTAGTCCCGTTATTTACACCAAGATTAAAACTATTAACCGCACCCCTCGCATTCTCCACTTCTGCCGATGCTTTTACGTATGCATCACTTAGTTTGATTGTCCCGTCCGCATTCTTAGTGATTAGTCCCGATTGTGTTTTTAGTTCTTTTTCAGCAAGCCTTAACTGTGCTTGTAATTCCTGATAACTCCCTGCCTGCGCTGTTGTGGCTCGGGTAACATCGTCAATTGATTTAACGGATTCTCTATACTCTTTTTTTGCTAAACGGAGTTGCGTTTTTGCTTGCTCAATTTCCTCACTGCTCGCCTCCCCGCCCTTCTTCATTCGATCAATAGCATCGGTTAAACCGTCAATTACCTTCTGAGATTCCGCCGCCTCCTTAGTATATTTATCTAAGTTCGACTCAATGTTTAATAAAATCTTATCTTCTGACATTACGGTAATCTTATTAGTTCAACCTCGCAAAGCATGTTCGGTATAAAGTTACTAATTTTTGGGACATAGAAATACGCTGAATATTGTTTGATGTAAACGGGTATTTTTGGATCGAAACTTTCAATCTCATTTTTTGGTAGGTTCATTTTTACAACCATCTTTTTTGTTTGGCGTAACATCCGAACGGTCGCATCGTTATAAGCGATTGAGACTTGCAAGTCTATTGAGGTTGCTTTAAATGATTGTGCAATAGTTAAACTTTGCGCACCTATCTTTGTAGCAACTGCCATGGGTTCCCTTAGCACCATTCTAGGCGTAATGGATTCCTTTTGTTTGTAATCGGCTGAGTTCGGGATTGTTTCATACCAGCCTATCCGTGCCATTTTTTCGCCTGAATGGATTACCTCATCACATCCAGCCATAGGCATTTCAAGTATAGTTTTTTCTTTAGGTAGATTAAAATCATTCACGGCAAACATAGCATCACCGTTTCCCGTGCCAACGTCTTTGTCCTCTTTCCATTTGAACCGATTTAACCTAGCATAATCTAAACGGAAATTCAAAACCTCATCTTCAACAGATAAGTATTCGCTCCAATCTTTAGCAATATATTTATTCTCGTACAACCGATTTATTGACCACAATTTAATGGTATTCGTAATAAAATCATAGTCAGGCACTAAGCCAAAAAAACCACAGATTGCCTTTACAAACGCGGATTGATTTA